AAATTAGATCGTTCAGATGATTTTGCTTTCTCATCTGATTTGGTAACTTTCCGTGCAACATTCCGTGTTGATGGAAACCTAATTCAAACCAGTCACGTTAAATACTTCAAATCAGCAAACTCCTAAACCGAGTCTGATTTGAACAATCGTCTGGGACACGGAGCGCAGGCCGTGTCTCAGACATAACTCGTCTCCCATCTGTAATAAGGTGGGAGACACCCTGCGTACATATGGAGTCCCTGCGTGAATCGTGAACAAAAAAGAGCATTAGCAAAACAAAACAAAATCGTACAAAATGTTGTACAACACCCAAGACGAATTCTTTGGGTATCTAATGCACCTTGGGCTGCAACTGGTTATGGTCAGCAAACTGCTCAAGCAATTACAAGACTTAAAGCAGATGGCAATGATGTCGCTGTTGCATCAAATTATGGTTTAGAAGCATCTGCAACTATTTGGAATTCTCCCGCTGGAACTATTCCTGTTTATCCACGCGGAATGGATATGTGGTCAAATGATGTTATTCCTGCACATATGCACGATTGGTCAAGACGTGATTTAGATGCTGAACATTTATTGATGACTTTGTTTGATGTATGGGTTTTCAAAGGTGAGAAATGGGCTGACTGGCCTGTTGCTTCTTGGACTCCTATTGATCACGTTCCTGCACCACCTGAAGTTGCTGCGTGGTGTCGTATGCCTTTTGTTTATCCAATTGCTATGAGTAAGTTTGGTAAAGATATGTTAGAAAATGTTGGAATTGAATCTTGGTATGTTCCTCACGCTATTGAAAAAGTTTTCAAACCAACTAAAAGTTTTCTAACACCAAATGGTGTTTCGATTACTGGTCGTGAGTTTATGAAAATTAGTGAAGATAAATTCGTTGTTGGAATGAACGCTGCTAATAAAGGTGTAACACCGATTCGTAAAGCGTTTGGTGAAAATCTTTTAGCATTTTCTATGTTTGCTAAAAAATATGATGATGCAGTTTTATATATACATACTGACCCATCTGGTTCTATGGGTGGTATCAGAATGAATGATTTAATTTTGTCTTGCGGTATTCCTGCTGAAAAAGTTATTTTTCCTGATCCTTATTTACTTCGTTCAGGAATCAGTCAAGAAATTATGGCTTGCATATATTCTGGTATGGATGTGTTACTTGCAACCAGTATGGGAGAAGGGTTCGGAATTCCTACCATTGAGGCTGAAGCGTGTGGTGTTCCTGTTATTGTTTCTAATTTTGCTGCTTCAACCGAACTTTGTGGTGATGGTTGGAAAATTGGTGGGCAACCTTATTGGGATGCGCCGCAGAAGTCTTGGTTTCATATTCCATCTGTTCCAGAAATAGTTGATGCCTTAGTTCAGTCATATAACAGAGGTCGTGGGGTTTCAGAAAAGGCTATTGAATTTGCAAAGCAATATGATGCCGATTTTGTGTTTGAAACTCAATGGAAACCTACTTTAGACAGCATATTTGCAAGAGTGGCTTCTGATAGGCCTAAAACAGCCTAAAAGGCCAAAATTAGCGAAGTTTATGATTGGAGACACATAACTTGATACCAGCAATGATTGTCCCTGTTTTAACAAGATATGACCTATTAGACAGAATGATCAAGTCTATTAACTACCCAATCAAAGATTTATTGGTAATAGATAACGGATCAAAAGGTCACAACTGGCAACCTTTTTGGAATCAATGGGTATCAAAAATTTGGCATATAAAGATACCAAGCAATCTTGGTGTTCCTGGTTCTTGGAATCTTGGAATTAAATCTTTACCTCAGTCGGATTATTGGTTGATTTCTAATTTTGATGTTGAGTGGGGTGGGGATTCTCTCAAGATGTTTCAAGAAATTTCAAGAAAAGACAAACTTGTTCTTTCTAATGGTGCTCCTAATTGGTGTGCTTTTAGTTTAGGTTGGGAAGTTGTAGACAAAGTCGGGTTGTTTGATGAATCTTTTGTTCCAGCATATTTTGAAGATAATGACTATGAAAGACGTTGTGAGTTTCATAATATTGAAGTAATCAAGTCTTTTATTCCTATTGCTCACGATAATTCATCAACTTTGAAAGCAGGATTCCAAAAAGAAAACGATTTAAGTTTTAGCGCAAATTTTGAATATATGCAGAGCAAAATAAAAACTCAAGACTTTACAGAGGGAAGATGGTCTATTAAAAGACGGAGAAAATATGGTTGGGATTAAAACAGGAGATATAACTGTTTGCACAGCAACTATAAGTATTAGGGCCGAATTGTTAAAAAGAGCAGTTCAAAGTGTTAAAAATCAAACATTAAAACCAAAAAAACATTTGATCCAACTTGATGATAAACGTGAGGGTCATCCAACAATGCTAGATTCAATGATTTCAAAAGCAAAAACAAAATATATTGCCATTCTTGATGATGATGATGAACTTTTACCAAATCATTTAGAAATTTTATATAAAAAAATAAAAGAAACAAAAGCCGATTTAGTTTACCCACATTTCAAATATTCAAATTTACCTGACGCTGGTCATTTAGAAAAATTTAGATACACTCCTTGGGATAATAATCAAATTAGACAAGTCCCTATAACTTGGTTAGCAAAAAGAGAAAGTATTTTAGAAGTAGGTGGATTTTGTAAAGATTTTGATGTAAATTCTTATGAAAAAGATAATGAGGGTAATAGATTAGGTCAAGATTTTTTTATGATCAAAAAATTAGTAGAAGCAAATAAAAAAATTCATCATATATCTGATATAACTTGGATTTATCACGTAGGTCACCCATCTACTTTAGGGATGCCTATAAAATGGTAAAAGCACCTATAAGTTTTATTTCTGTTGCTTATGGAAATGGTTATGCTAAATATGTTCCTCAATGGTGGCAAAAAATTCAAGAAATGAGTCCGCAACCTCAAGAAATTATTATGGTTCATAATCCTAATGACGAAACTGGGGTCAAAAATTTACCGATAACTTTAATTGAAGATACTTCAAATAATTTAACAAAAATGCACAATATTGGGTTTAGATCAGCAACCCAACCTTGGATGTGTTCAGTTTCTTTAGATGACTGGCATTATCCAAATAGTTTACAAACTATTGATTCTTTAGTTGATAAATATGATTTTATTGGAGCAAATTCAAAAACTGCTTCAAATCAAGATTTCACAAGTAACTTAGAAAGAATTAGGGAAAGACATTGTCACGTCAGAGGAATGAGCGTTTTTAGTAAAAGAATTTTTGATCAAGTAGATGGATGGCCAGAGGAGATTTATTGGTCTGACTTTGCTTTTTGGTGGAAAATTCTAAAAGCAGGAGCAAAGCAAGACCCTAATAGATTTGTTCATACTTTCATTGATGATACAAAACCTGATTCTATTGAAAGAGGAGCACCATCTTGGGCTAATTCTCAGATGGATAAGTTTATGAATGATAATCCTTTATAGTTTCAGATAGACTAGGCAAAGAACTTAGGAGTTATTTTGGCTATAACCAACGGCTACGCTTCACTCAATGAGGTGAAAGCGGCCTTACGCATTACAGACACAATTGATGATTCTCTTTTAGAAATGGCAATTGAATCTGCATCAAGACTTATAGACGGCTATGCCGCACGCCAATTTTATTCATCTGGAACTGCCACAAGATACTTTGTAGCCCAGGATGATTTCGTTGTTGAAGTAGACGATCTTGCAAACGGAACAGTAACAATCACAACAGCGCAAGACGCTGATGGTGTTTTTGATACAACTTGGGGAACTGATGATTACCAACTTGAGCCGCTGAACGGTGTTCTTGATGGCATTCCTTGGCCATACACAACCATTCGTGCTGTTGGCGATTACTTGTGGCCGATAGAGGGTGGCGAAGCGTTAATTAAAGTTCAAGGAACTTATGGTTGGCCATCTGTGCCGATTGCAATTAAACAGGCTTGCGTTATCCAGTCATCAAGAATTTACAAACGCTTAGACAGCCCTCTTGGGGTTGCAGGTTTTGGTGACCTTGGTGCTATCCGTGTTTCATCACAACTTGATCCTGACGTTGCACAACTTGTTATGCCTTACAGAAGATTAAGAAACTTCATTTAATGGCATCCGTATCCTCAATTAGAACTGGTCTTGCAACAAGACTTGGAACTATCACAGGTTTAAGAACTTCAGCATTTATGCCTGACAACCCAAACCCACCTATCGCCGTTGTTATGCCATCAAGTGTTTCCTATGATGATGTTTTCAAAAGAGGTATGCAAACTTACGTTTTCAATGTCCTTGTCATTGTTGGCAGGGTAGATGAAAGAACTGCGCAATCAAATCTTGATGCCTATGTTTCAAGCACAGGCACTTCAAGCATCAAAAGAGCAATTGAGGGTGACAAAACTCTAGGTGGAGTTGTGTTCGATACAAGAGTTACTGAGATGAGAAATTACGGCCAACTACCTGTTGGTGAGGTAACATATCTAACAGCAGAGTTTACAGTTCTTTGCTACGCAGACTAGGAGTAATAACACAATGCCAAAATTCGCTGCAACCGACTATGATGTCAAAATCAATGGTTCAGATTTTTCAACAACTCTGAATTCAGTTGAATTGTCACAAGAGGCTGACGATTTAGAAACAACCGCTTTCGGTTCTTCTTGGAGAACTAGAATCGGTGGATTAAAACAAGCATCATTAACACTTAACTTTATGCAAGATTTTGCAGCAGGTTCAGTTGATGCAACACTTAACCCATTACTAGGATCGATTGCAACAGTTGTAATCAAACCTACAAGTGGAACAGTAACTGCAACAAACCCAACTTACACAATGACAGCATTGGTAACCCAATACTCACCATTCGCATCAAGCGTTGGCGATATTGCTACACTTTCTGTTACTTGGCCTGTATCTGGCTCAGTAGTTCGCGGAACTGCTGCGTAATTAAAACAAAGGAAACAAATGAAAATCAACCTGCGCGTGAATTACAATGATGGTAATTCTAAAGAAGTAGTTTGTTCAGCAAGAGACTTAGTTGCGTTTGAGGAAAAGTACAGCAGGTCAGTAGCAAAACTCGAATCAGAGTTCAAACTTACTGATCTGCTTTTCCTTGCGTGGCATAGTGAAAAAAGAACTAACTCAACCAAAAAAGAATTTGATAACTGGTTAGACGAAGTTAGTGAAATTGGTGTAAGCGAGAACGACCCAAAATAAAGCCGCTCGGAGAAACCTCTGAGCATTGGTTTATTGCTTACTTGGCTTGTGAAACAGGAATTGCGCCCTCTTTGCTATTAGCAGAGACTGATCGTATGCTTTTCACAATGGGAATGTATCTGCGCTGGAAAGCATCAGAACAAAACAAGAGGTAATTATGGCTATTGGACTCGAAACTCAAGTTCGTGGCCTACGTGAAACTCTAATCGAATTAAGAAATTTAGATAAAACTCTCTACTCACAATTAAATTCTGATATTAAAAATTCATCTTTGCCTTTCGCTAAAAGTATTCAAAATGCTTTACCTAAATCAGTAGATGTACCTGGTTTTACACATAGTGGTGCTACTGCTTTCAAATCCTCAGAAAATAAAACTGAAGTCAAAACTAGCAATAAAAAACCAAGAGGTAATGAAAAGGTATCTTTATTGAAAGTTGTTGTTAAAGGTCGTGGTTTGGCTATTGCTGATATGGCTGGTCGTAGAAATAAAACTGGTCGTTCATCTGGTCGTTCTAAACCATCAAATCGTAGACCAACTGGTTATAGATTAAATGGTCAAGGAACTGGAATGATTCAAAAATTAAACAAAGAACACGGACAAGCAGGAGTTGGCTCAAAAAATGGTACTTCTCGTTTTGTTTGGCCTGCCGCTTTGAAAAATCAGAATTTGATCGATAATAGTATTGAGCGTTCTTTGCAAGAAGCATCTGCAAAGGTAAATAGAAACTTATTGGTGGTTAAGTAATGGCAATTATTGTCCCGATTCTCACGCAATTTGATGATAAAGGTATCAAAAAAGCGGTTAGAGAATTTGAAAGAGCCAAAGGCGCTTTTGATAAAACAGGTGTTGTTGTTAATTATGCTGCCGATTCTGCAATCAGACTTGGATCAACTCTTACTAGAACTTTAACTCCAGCAATTTTGGCTTTAGGTGCAGCGGCATATAAAGCAACACAACTTGCTTCTGATATGGCCGAAACCCAATCCAAAGTTGGCGTGATTTTTGGTGAGACGGCTAAAGATATTAGAGATTTTGGTAAAGCAGCAGCCAAAAATATTGGTATGTCCGAACAAGAAGCGCTTGATGCCGCTTCAACTTTTGCTTTGTTTGCTAAACAAGCAGGTAAATCAGGTCAAGAATTAAATAATTTTTCTAAAGATTTTGTAACATTAGCCGCAGATTTTGCTTCGTTTTACAATACTGATCCTCAAGATGCCATTATCGCAATTGGTGCAGCACTTCGTGGCGAATCTGAACCAATTAGACGTTTCAATATTTTGCTTGATGAACAAACAATTAAAACTAGGGCCTTAAAACTTGGAATTATTGACAACATAAATCAGGCTTTGACTCCTCAACAAAAAGTATTAGCAAGAACCGCTGAAATTTTTGCTCAATCAGCAGTCGCACAAGGTGATTTCCAAAGAACCTCTGAGGGATTAGCAAACCAGCAAAGAATATTAAAAGCAGAACTAACGAATCTGACAACTGAATTTGGTAGAGCCTTTATGCCAATAATGTTGCAAGTTGTTAGTGTTGTTAGAGATCAAGTCATTCCAAGACTTCAAGGTTTCACACAAGCATTTCAAAAATTAAGTCCTGAGACTATAAACACAGTCACAAAACTAGGATTGTTTTTAGTTATTCTTGGTCCTCTTTTAATTGGTATTGGTTATTTAGCAAAAGCACTTTTAACTTTGTCAAGAGTTTTTGTTATCTTGCAAACAAGTATTTTAAGAATTCCATTAGCAATTGCTTTACTAATAGGTGTATTCGCTGCACAGTCTGATGCTCAATATCAACTTGCAAAAGAAACAGGAGACACTTGGGGTCAAATAACAAGATTTGTTGTTGTTGGTATCAAAACAATGTTGTTTGCAATTGATCGAGTTATTGATGGATTCAAATTTATAGGTTTTGTTTTAGATTACGCTTCTGCTCGTTTTGATAATTTCATAAATATCATAACTGGCAAGGGTGGCAAGTCTATGATGTCATTTGAGCAGCAATTGTCATCTTTCAAATTTTCTAATCTCGCTGGTGGTTTAGATAGTGCTGTTGCCGCTTTTAGTGAATTTAATGCTGAAGTTGCTGATGCTGCTAAAGAATCTAAGATTATGGCTGCTGAGGCAAAGTTGTTGGCCGCTGAGGCTGCAACAGTTACGGAAGAATTTGAAGATCAAACAAAAGCAGTAGGAAAAAATACTGAGGCTCTTAAAAAAGCCAAACAGGCAGCAAAAGAAGCCGCACAAGCAATTGTTGATAATCTTGAAGATTCTTTACGTAGAGCAGAGAATGCTCTTGATGATGTTAGAGGTAAGTTTAATGATTTCAAAGGCGCAATAGGAAACACTATTACAGGTATTTTAGATTTTGGTAAAGCAGCAGAATCTGAAGATTTCTTAAAAGGCTTAGCGGATCAGGCAACACAGGCAACTGCTTTCGCTGACAAAGTAAAACAACTTGTTGTTCTTGGTCTAAATGAACGTGCGATACGTCAAGTCCTGAATGCAGGTTTTGAGGCTGGATCAAAGATTGCTGACAGCATAATCATTGGTGGTTCAACTGTTGTTCAGCAAATAAATACTCTTGTTGATTCTGTCTTTACTGTTGCTGATCAAGTTGGCGAGTTCGGTGCTGTTGCTTTTTATGATGCTGGTGTTAAGCAAGCAGAAGCAATGGTCGCTGGAATTAAAGCAGCATTGGAATCAGCACGCGCTGAACTTAAATCTTTGGTTGATACTTTGCCTGCTGGTCCACCTGCACCTGCTGGTGTACCTGCCGCTGCTCCTAGTCCTGCAAATGTTCCTGCACCTGTTCGTAAACCTTTGTTATCTGTTAATCAAATTGCTTCTATTGGAAAATTATCTGATCCTGCAACACGTCAATACACAGCCTTAGCAACAGCGTTAAAAAATAAAACTATTCGTTTGGCTAAAGGTGGAATTGTTACAGGCCCAACTAATGCCCTTATTGGTGAAGCAGGACCTGAAGCAGTTATTCCATTATCAGGTAAAAACGCTGGCGGTATGGGTAGCACTTACAACATAACTGTTAATGCTGGCATTGGAACAAATGGTGCTCAAGTTGGTAGAGATATTGTTGAAGCAATAAGAAAATATGAACGCACCTCTGGTCAAGTGTTTGTGAGAGTCTAAATGGCTTTACCAACAAAAATAGTTGAAATAGGTTTTGATTTAACTTCACAAGGTGGACCTTTTTTTACTTTAGATGATGAAGTTCAAGGTGTTTTAGATAATCCTGATTTCACACTTGGTGGAACACTTTTTTATGATGTAACAGATTTTGTGATTTCAATCAATACTGATCGTGGAAAAAGTCGTGAACTTGATAGATATGATTCAGGTAATTTAGAAGTAATATTTGATAACACAACACGTGTTTTTGATCCTCTTAATGCTTCAAGCCCTTATTATGGTCAAATTGTTCCTCACCGTGAAATTAGAGTCAAATCTAATGGTTCAGCAGTTTTTTATGGTTTGATTGATGATTGGAATTTGTTATATCAACCATCTGGTGATAATCAGGCTGTTGCTTTGGCTTCTGATGGTTTTACTTTATTGGCAACACAATCTTTGGCTGCTCATACTGCCGTACCACAATTAACTGGTGCAAGAATTAACGCTGTTTTAAGTAGACCTGAAGTTAATTGGCCTTTAACAAGTAGAAATATTGATGTTGGAACAATAAATTTACAGGGTGATGAAGTTTCTGATGGTACTGGTGCTTTGACTTATTTACAACTTGTTGAACAAACTGAGGGTGGATCATTTTTTATTGACAATGCAGGTAATGCAACTTTTCAAGATACTTTGGCTGGCCCAAGTTCTACTGGTTTAGTTGTTTTAACTGATGATGGTACTGGTATTCCTTTTTCTAATGTTTCAGTTGTTTATGGTTCAGAGTTTTTGTATAACCGTGTTGTTGTGACTAGGGCTGGTGGTGATCCTCAAACTGCTGAGGATACTAATTCTCAAAATGCTTATGGCATTTCTTCATATAACTTAGAGGGACTCTTATTTAACTCTGATGTAGACGCTTTGGCATTGGCTGATTCTTTACTTGGTGAATATTCTGAACCCGAATATCGTTTTGATTCAATCACAGTTCAAATGTCTGAACTTACAACCCAACAACAAAATGATTTATTGGCTTTAGATTTAACAGATCAAATCGAAGTAAAATTTACCCCAAATAATATTGGGTCTCAAATTGTCAAATATGGTGAGATTATTGGGATTGAGCACAATATTGGTATATTTGTTCACGAACTAACATTCAAGTTAAGTACCCTTGATTTTGCTGAGTTTGTGCTTGATGATGCGGTGTTTGGTCTACTCGACACAGGTCGATTAGGCAATTAGAATGACCTTAAAGAAAGGTAGTTAAATGGCAGGTGCAGGTTTTAGAACATTTACTGCTGGTGATGTTTTAACAGCAGCCCAAGTAAACACTTATTTAATGCAACAATCTTTAATGGTTTTTGCTGGAACTGCTGCACGTGGTAGTGCTATTGCTTCACCTAGTGAGGGAATGTTCACTTATTTAACTGATACAAATGCTTTGGAATATTATGATGGTGCTGCGTGGCAAGCCTTTACTTCAGGTGGCGGCGGAGCAACTTTTAACGAATTTTTATTGATGGGCGCATAAGGAGAAAATAATGGCAACAACAACATACGCGGTGCTTGGACAAATGGTTGGAACTGCATCTTTACAAGATTTATATACAGCAGGTGCTTCAGAACAAGCAGTTATTTCAACGATCACAATTGCAAATCGTGGTACTGCTGCTGACACTTATCGTATTGCTGTTCGTCCTAATGGTGAATCTATTGCAAATAAGCATTATGTTGCTTATGATGCTACTTGTCCAGCAAATGACACTATTGCTTTGACTTTAGGTATAACATTAGATGGTAATGATGTTCTTTCAGTTTATTCTGGAACAACAAATCTTACTTTTAATGCTTTCGGCGCAGAAATAAATTAATTATGGGTATTAGGCGTTTTATTTCGTCTAATGTCACTTATGGGAGTAAATATACTCGTTTAAGTGATGCGTGTCCTGCTACTGGTGGCACTTTTACATACACAAATGGTTATGGTGTTCATACTTTTTTAGGTGACGCTAATTTTATTCCAAAAAAAGATTTAGTTGTTGAATATCTTATTGTTGCTGGCGGTGGCGGTGGCGGTCAAGATAACGGTGGCGGTGGTGGTGCTGGTGGATTACTTAATGGTTTTATTAAATTAAATGCAAATACTTCTTATGCAGTAACTATTGGCGGTGGCGGTGCTGGTGCAACAGGTAATGGTTCAGGTTTGGCTGATGGTGATAATGGTGGAGATTCTTTTTTTGCAGGTGTAGGCGCAGCAGGTGGCGGCGGTGGTGGTGGTCAGTCTCTTTCAGGTGCAAATGGTAAAACTGGTGGTTCTGGCGGTGGTGCTGGAAATGGTGGAACTGGTGGTAATTCATCAGGTGCATCAGGAAACAATGGTGGTTCTGCCGCAGGTGGTTCTCCAGGTTTCCCTACTGGCGGTGGTGGTGGTGCTGGAGAAGTTGGTCAATCTCAAGTAAATACTTCAACAGCAGGTAAAGGTGGAGATGGAAAAATTTTTAATTGGAGAACAGGTGCATCAACTTTTTATGCTGGTGGTGGCGGTGGTGGTTCTTTAGTAACTCAGGGAGCAGGTGGTTCTGGTGGCGGTGGTCGAGGTGGTTCTCCTAGCACTACTAATGGTGGTGTTGCTGGTACTACTAATACTGGTGGTGGCGGTGGCGGTTCAATTGGTTCAGGTTCAAATCTTGGTAATAATGGTGGATCAGGAATTGTAATAGTAAGGTACAGATTATAAATGGCAACTAAACTTTTTAATGGTTCATCAATAACAAATTTTCAACAAATAAATTCAATGTCACAAGGTTATAGTGCTGGTGCAAGTATTCCAAGTGCAACAACTGGTGTTTACAAATATTTTGTTTTCACTTCAGATGGAAATTTTAATTTTGGTCAAATTGTAAAAAAATCGGATTCAAATTATTTATCTACTAATGCTGTTGAATATCTTGTGATTGCAGGTGGTGCTGGCGGTGCTTATGGCGGTGGTGGTGCTGGCGGTTATCGAAATAGTGTTAATGGAGAAACAACTGGCGGCGGCGGCAGTAATGAATCACCAAATAGATTCACAATAAATCAAACAGCAAATATAACTATTGGTGCTGGCGGAAATAAAGGTACTTACAATAGTGCGACTGGCAGCAATGGTGTTAATTCAACTTTTGGTCAAATTACTGCAACTGGCGGTGGTGGTGCTGGTGCGAGAAGCAATACTTTAGGTATTAGAACAGCAGTAGCAGGTGGTTCAGGTGGCGGTGCTGGTGCTGACACAGCAGGTACTGCTGGTTTTCAATCAGGTGGTACAGCGGTTGCGCCAACACAAGGTTACAACGGTGGAACTGGTCGTCACCTTAGTGGTTCATATGAAGGTGGTGGCGGTGGCGGTGGTGCTGGTGGTCTTGGCGGAAATATCAATACTTCAACAAATGTTGCTGGTGCAGCAGGAGTAGGACTCAATTCAAGTATTACTGGAAGTGCTGTTGGTCGTGCTGGTGGTGGTGCTGCTTATGGAAACAATGTTGGTGCTGCTCAACCAACTTTCGGTGGTGGTTCTGCTTCAAATGGAACAGCAACTGCTGGAACTGTAAATACTGGCGGCGGTGGCGGCGGTGCTGAAGTATTGTGTGGCAACGGTGGTTCAGGTGTTGTTATAGTAAGAATTAAGAGTTAAGGAAAAATATGGCGCATTATGCAAAAATAGAAAATGGAATAGTTGTTCAAGTCAATGTTATTGATGAACAATTTTTTAATAATAATCCTGAAAGATATACAGGGACTTGGAAACAAACTTCTTACAACACACACGGCGGTGTTCATACTTTAGGTGGCACACCTTTAAGAAAAAATTATGCAGGTATTGGTTATGTTTATGATGAAGTTCGTGATGCTTTTTATGCACCACAGCCTTACCCATCTTGGACATTGAATGAAACGACTTGCTTGTGGGAATCACCAGTACCTTATCCAACTGACGGAAAATTTTATG